ACCGCGTATCCTCCTGCGTGAATATTTTAAGGCGGAGAACGCCCAGCTTTATGCCGATCTTACCGCGGTTGCGGCTGGCAGCACAACAACCAGTGCAACGGTGTATGCAGAAAAATTAATCGACTGGATCGCTAACCTCGGCACCGCCAACTATATGGCTAATGTAATCATCGGGACATTCGCTGAATGGGCCGCATTACTTAAAACAACCAGCGGTGCCGGCAATGCCTACAGCGTTCCCGGAGGGATCAGCATTGACCCTTCAGGACAGATAAGAATTGCCGGGATTCCTTACCGGGCGGCCAATTGGGTGGCAGCGGGTAAAACAATAGTAGCAGACGGAACCCAGGCAGTGCTGGCAATAGCTGATCCACTGCGTGTGGAGTTCTTCGAACAGGACCAGGATAATGTGATCAAGAACATGATTACGGTGCGCGTGGAATGTCGTTGTGTGCTTGTTGTTGAACAGCCCGGAGCATTCGTGTTTGCATAAAATATTTTTTTTCTTATTTCAATGTGCCGGGGTATTTCTATACTCCGGTTTATTTAATCTTTTTAATTTATGGCAGGAAGACCAACAAAATATAAACCGCAATTTGCAAAGGAGGTTGAAAAGCTGGCTATGTTAGGCTTAACAGATATTCAACTTGCTGAATACTTTGAAATAAGTGAAAAGTCTATTAATACCTGGAAGAAGCAATACCCGGAATTTCTACAGTCCCTAAAAGATGGCCGTGTTACCGCAGATATTAAAGTAGTTGAAAGCCTTTATAAACAAGCCCTGAAGGGTAATACAATTGCCTCAATTTACTGGATCAATAACAGGTGCCGGGCCTACGGATGGAGCGCAAAACAAAACAGCGATCCGGACCAGGGGCGCAATGTTAATATTCAAATGAACTTTATTACAAATAACGATTGTAGACCGTTGCAATTACCTAATACCATAGACATTGAAGCCGAAGAGTAAAGAGCTGAATATTTCAGTTACGCCGGTATTCGAAGCAAACCGCGAAGCCTATAACTCCGGCCTGTACAGAAAAATAATTAACCAAGGCGGATCCCGTGCCTCAAAATCTTACTCAATCATTCAGCTATTGATTTTAATCTGCCTGCAGGAAAAGAAATCCGTGAGCATTGTTTCCCCCAGCTTACCACACTTACGCCGTGGTTGCGGCCGGGACTTCATTAATATCTTAACTGACTGGGGAATTTACCGCCCGGAGAATCATAATAAAACTCAAAACATTTACTATTTTGATACCGGCTCCTATGTGGAATTTTTCGGAGTTGATGACCTGGGTAAGGTTCACGGACCTGGGAGAAAAATTATATTCATTAACGAAAGTAATTTGATATCAGAAGATATTTACCGCATGCTTGCAATAAGAACGGATGAAATATTATTCATGGATTATAACCCGTTTTCAATGTACTCTTATTGCTACGATCTTATTGAAACACCTAACACTAAATTCATTGTTTCAAATTATCTAAACAACTTACCCAACCTTACAAAATTCCAAATAGAAGAAATAGAAGCTTTGAAACTGGCAGATGAAAACCTTTATAAATGCTATGCCCTGGGAGAACGTGGAAGCAGCACAGAACTTGTTTATAACCATTGGAAGACCTGCCAGCACTTCCCGGATGACTGTAAAGATGTCTTCTTCGGAATTGACTTTGGCTATCATGCGCCCTCAACAATGGTTAAAGTTGGTTTGAAAGATGGCGCCCTATATGCACAGGAAATGTTCTACCAGGATAAACTTATTACAACTGAACTTGCCGACTTAATTCTTTCATTTGACGTAAAAAATGCACCTGTGTTTTCAGATAGCGCTGAACCGCGGACGATCGAGGAACTAAAGCGCCGCGGGGTTAATGCTATTGCCGCCAATAAAGAAATTTATGCCGGAATCAACAAAGTAAAAAGTTACCCTCTTTACATTACCGCCAATTCTCCAAATATGCTGAAGGAGATCCAAAGCTATCGCTGGAAAGTAGTTAACGGAGTTGCAACTGATGAACCCATTCATCTTTATTGCCATAGCCTTGACGGATTACGTTATGCCGTAATGACCAGGCTCAATAAAACCAAAAAGAAACTTATCTATTCTTATGAAGGCATGGGCGCTTTTGATAAATATGGCTATGCACACTCATTCAATTGACCCAGAAGATTTAAGCTTTAAACCGGAATGTTGTGTATAAATTTATATACACTTATTTAACTCACTATTTCACGGACTACTTATTCTATCACCTCACAAATAAGACACCATGAAAAAAAAGCACAAAGCCATCTGGAAGGCTTACCGGAAAGATCAAATCCGCAGCCTTATTGAACAACACAACCCAAACACTCCTTATAACCGGGCATTAAAGGAAAAAGAAAAGCGGATGAAGGCTTTTATGTCAACTCCCGAAGCTCAGGAAACCAAAGCGAAATATGAATCGCGTTTTGGTAGTGTGCATGACGTTTACAGGCATAACCCGGAAATGAAAGTTCATGATGAAGAACTTAATAAAAAATCTGCACGTAAAAGAAGAGAACACTTTCACAAATTATGCCTGAAGGCTGTATGATAATATTGTTGTCATCAGTTGATGACAACATAGAAAGTGAAGTGAACAGCTTCACTTTTTGTTTTTGATCTTATTCATTTCTTCAATTAATCGTTCCCGGTACTCATCAAGCAGCTTTGTAAGTTCTTCGCCCTCTTCTTTTGTAATAGTGCGGTTTCTTAGCTTTGCTTTTAGTCCCTTCAAACGGGCTTCCAATTCTTTAATGGTAAGATTTGATTCCATAAGGCTGTATTATCATTAAATATAAAACAAAACCCCGGCTTATGGCCGGGGCAAATCTTATCTTATCGTATTCCTTGTAAAAAACTACTTTACAAGAAGTTTAAACTGGTTGGGTTGTTTTTCTGATTCTCTTCATAAACTTTTCTGAGAATCCCGCACTCATGCAAGTACCGCTCTCTCTCTTTTTCCTTCCTTTCCTTTTCGGACTTTTCGAATTCTTCCTGGAATTCCTTTGCGACTTTTTCCGCCCTTTCCTTTTCAGCTTTTTGGGCTTTCTGCTGCTCTTCGTAAACTTTTCTGAGAACTTCCGAACAATCCCGGTGATGCTGCCTCATCTTTTCCATTCCTTCGGGAGTGAGCCTTGGGTCGACACAATCAAAATTTGAATCTTTCATTTTTTTAGGTATTAAAAATTAAAAAATTCTCATCTTATCGTATCGTATCATATCTTAGAAAGTAAAGATAAACATCTTATTTATACGCCCGCACCCATGAACGGATAAAACAAAAAAAGAGCGAAGTAGAAACCCCGCTCTAAAAGTTAAAATGTCATAGTGATATGACGGTGTAAATATCCTGAAATTGCTACCATTATTGCTACCTTATTTGCTTGTTTCCCGTGAAACCATTGTATTTACTGTATTTCATGCTATTAAATTAAGAGGGAGTAGGACTTTAACCTGGCTAATTACGTTGTATTTTTCTTTGTTTGTTATAAGCCCTTAATTCCTCTGCGTGTTTTGCGTGATATATAGCCTGTTGCTCAAGCATTTTCGCCTTTGCTTCTAATTCCTCTGGTTCCGTTTTCTTTCGCTCATCTCCGGTCCTTGCATTGATCCGTTCCCTTGTTACTTTACTTACATTCTTACGTATATTATAGCGTGAAAACCATGTATCACCTTTTATTTCATGTTCGTGTTTTGCGCATATTTCGGCTGTAATGTCTTTTACATTCCATTCATCCGATGTGTCTAAGATTGCATCTATTTCAGCAATAAGTGAAATTTCGTTGTACATGTTGTTTAGTTTTTATTGTTATCAATCAAATCCTGTTTGAGTTTTTGCATGACCGATTCCAGTACTATAATGGCCATCCTCGGGTCAACATTAGTCTGGTACTCAATGAGCGACTTAGTGAGGTCTGTCGGGTCAAACACGACAGAGATTAACCCGTAATACTGTACCGGCTGGATGGTTATTTCTTTTACGATACGGGCATACTCCTCTTTTACTTGTTGTATCATTTTTATAAATTTTAATTGTTTAAACTTCTGTGATATCAATATGTAACTCTGCCAGCATAAGCTTCCGCTTTAGCTTATAAGCTGCGGTCCTGGTGATAGGGCTCTTTATATCTTCACAAACAAACGTGCCAGCCTTTACGTAAGTGAAGTCTGCTTCATACCTGCAAACAGAGAGCTGGAACACCTGGTGCACCTTCAGTTGACTGATCTCACCCATGATCTGCAATTGCTTCAGGTAGACAAACCGGCGGCTTTCCTTTAAAGAGTCAAAAGAGTGCCCTTCCAGTTCAATCCGCTTATTATGGAACTTGCTTTCCTTCTTCGGTTTCTCTACCTGTTGCAATTGTGGGTTAAGCCCGGAGCAGGCAGAAGCTTTAAGCTGTTCCAGGCTTGGCCAGTTTGAATGAGGCATGGTTCACTGTTTATGGTTTCCCCTGTACTTACTGATATTATTCATTATTCTTTTCACCCATCCGGCTGGGACCTTCCGGGGCGGCGGTGATGGTCCTCTATAAGTAATTTCACTAATCTCACAATAAGCTTTATGCAGTATCGCGGCAATAAAGGTTTTAGTTTTAAATGTAGAGGCAATTTCTAAAACACCAGGTTCTGCCGGACCAAAGATTATCAGTGTTATTTCATAATCGTTACCGGTCTGCTGGCGCAATGACTCTTTTGCTGCCAGCAGTGCAGCGTTTGTAGTTTCTTTTGTCATGATTAGACAGGTGTTTTATGCACTACCACCTTTACCAGTCAGTACAAGCTCCTTAATTGGTATAACCGGCAGGGGTTCATCTGTAGGAGTTACGTTAATCTCCTTAAAGGCTTTATACAGCAGGAAGGAGATAGCTTCGTTACTTTTTAATGTAGAGATAACCCTTAAAATGCCTGGGTCGCCCGGACCAAAGATCATCATCGTTACTTCATAGTCGCTGCCGGTTCCTTTGCGCAATGCTTCTTTTGCCGCGGCCAGTACATCGTTTTTAATTTCTTCTTTCATGACTATTTGATTTAAAAACAGGGGGGGTACCCCCCCTGCATTATTAAAATGGCAGCTCACCCTCTTCTTCAGGCTCAGGCTCATTACTCACCAAGGGCAGCGGGTCCGGGGTTGATGCCGGTTGAATGCCAAAAACTGCCGGGGTGTCATCGACACGATCCAGTTTCGCCCCGTCCTGCAGTTTTACTAAACT